GTTTAGGCAAACCTTAATTAAACCCGCATAAATTCTGCGGTTATATGGTTGCTTAGTGGATTGAGGTATCCATTGCGCCTCTTGAGCGCATGCTCTTGACCTTCCACCCATGCTTCTGCATGAGGAAGTAGTCAATGAGGTCGGTATAGTGTGGGGCATGCTCTTGAGGGAAGAGACGGTCACTTTCCCGGCTCTTATCCTTTGAGCCATCGGGCTTGGTGCCTGTCACTTGCATGGCAATGATAGCATCCTTGCAGGTTTGGTCATTGAGCCTGACCAATGGCAGGGCTGGGTTTGATTCACCCAGCAGATCATTCATATAAGTGTTACGCTCTACATGGCGCTTCACCTGGCCTGGCTTCACCTTGATATCAGCAGTCCATCCATGCGACCTGAATCGCTTTTGGATCTGCTGGTACACTGTTTCCAGTGTATCAGGCTTTTGGTCGTGGCCACGTGGCTCACCCCATATACCACACACCTTGTGCTTATGGTTCTGGTAGTGATTACATATCATATCCACCAGCTCAGGGACTTTCCCCTGCTCTGGCTTGACATGGAACTGGTGGATGCCATACTCCACCATCCTTCGGGTATTACCCTCTTTGGTAAATCCCTCCTGAAACGCAATAGCTGGATTAAACCATCCTGAGAAATCAAAGGAGAAATCAATGGGGCCATCAGGTTTATAGTGCTGATCAGCAATGCCATTGCTGATGATACCCCTATCCCCTGTATCGTACAGGTACCGCACCTGGTATGTATGCTTATCCGGATCAAACCGGTGATAAAACGCATCCTGTACCTTACGAATACGTTTATTCATTACCTCCACCAAAAACTCCAGGTAAGGTAATTCCCGCTCAAGCATCCGGATAAACTCCTCACCAAGTACATCTACATTGTCCCAGGCTGTAGATTCCTGAAAAAAATAGGTCCCTGGATTGGATTTGGCCTTTTCCTCGTAATCCAGGATGTAGTATCCTGATGGCTTCCACGGAATAGAGGTGTATCCTCTAAAACTGCGGTATAGGGGGCTGTCGCCAAAGTCTCGCAACCCCATCCGGAGTGATGGCAGCAACACCTTGGTAATGTGTTCCTGAGGCACCAAGGCCATTTCATCCACGGCGCCATCCGTATACGATCCACCGCGGGCTAAATCAGGCCTATCCATGCTCAGCATCTCTATTCTCCGACCGTTAGAGAACGAAACGACATTATCGTATTTACGAGGCTCCTCCAGGCATTTTTCAAACCCAGCAGGGGGCTTAACCCCAATCACATAGTCTGCACCCTCTATGAGTCCCATTTGGGCCCATTTTGACTCTACAGCAGGAAGTGTCTTGGTTAGAATTTGGTTGTAAGTGGTGCTGGACAAAAACCCCTTACTTCTGGGCATGCCGGCAGCAAGCTTGTACTGCTCACCGCTTTCAGTAGTGGATTTACCAGATCCACGACCGCCCAGGAATATCTTAATTGGCTGGGTTGCTTGCAGGAACTGGAGTTGCTTGGAGTTCCAGTATATCGCTTTCTTCATACTCGACATCTTCTGCATCAACCCGGCTCGTTAGAGCCTTTGGATCGTTGGTGAACACAACAGCAGCGTACACACGCTTTTGAACAGGTGTACGAGCTTCAATCTTATCCATCATGGATGAAGCACTATCATAACAGCGCCTTGCCACATCAAACTCTCCAGCCAGCTCTGCACGCTCTGCAAGGCTTAAATATTTATCCCTCAGTATCCGGAATTCAATATCCGCATCGGTTTTCAGGATATCTCCAAAAAGCAATGATGCATCCTGAATATAACGCCTGGCTGTACCCTCACTCACATGGAGTGCGCCCATGATCACCTTTACCCGCCTCCATGTGGAGGGCTTGGAACACATTATTGCCCAGGTAGAGCGCAAAGCCTCCAGCCGAAGGCCTTCACGCTGATCCAGCCAAAAATCATCAGGCTGCATTAAATACATGTAGAGTCTGTCGAGCCCTTCGGCCTGCTCAAACTCCGCTTCGCTGAATACCTTGGATTTTTTGTTCTGCATGCCCTTTGTATAACATCAAATGTTTGCGGCGATCCTCCGCTTCATTGATACGCGATTGCTTGTCCGGATGATTATCATTCAATTCGAATAACTCGCGCAGCTTTTTCTGCTCCTGCGAGATCAATGCGCGAATCGATGCCAGTTTCTTCACCAGTGCTACCGGATCATCCGGAAGTGGGAATTTTTCCACCTCCTTAGGCTCTGGAAGAGTTCCAAACTCCTCGTAATGCCTAATTTTCTCTTTTACCGCCAATATTTGCTCCCAAATCCCCCTTATTCGCTGACTGTTTTCTTTCCTCTCAGCATCGGTTTTGCATTTATGGAACAGATTGCTTGCCTTGTTTAGGTCGCCAAAAAGATGCTGGCGTTCAGCCCAAAGAGCCCTCATGGTTTCATCTGGCTTCTTACCTGACTTTGCCTTCATTGTTACCACCACTGCCGGCGAAGGGCTTTTTCCTGCCTTCACAGTTACACTACCCTGGTAAGCACTTTCACTAATGCGCTTCAGCGCTGCCCGCATATACACCACGTTTATGGCGGTGTATCCAGTCTTAAGTACCTTCAGTAGATTCTCACCCGGATTTTGAGCCTCTACTTTGGCTAAATTGGCCTTGTACTCCTGGTAGTTCATTGCCCGCCTATTTGAGTTTCTGCAGGCCGTACACCGGCCGGATTTTCAGCCAGGGTTGTAAGTTCTGCATCTCTGATTGCGTACATAACATCTGGATCCCATCCATTTTGTTCCTTCACAAACTCCACCAGATCGGTCAGATAATCCCGTATTGCCGGCGCCGCAATAATGAGGTACAGCAGGAATGCATTCCTGATCTCCGTTCCTGATCCAATGCCCTTTCCGGCAGTTTCTACGCTGGCCAGTGTAGGGTGAAACGCCTGGGCGCTCACGTTGGCCACGTTGGATGCCTGGTAGAGTTTCAACAGTGCTTCATCCTTCATATCCACATCCAGAGGCTCCACAGTGATCCGTTTATCCTTGGTGCCACCCATCGCTTCAATCAGCTCAGATTTGGTAAAAAGCGTGCGCCCTGTCTTACTGACATCAGTCATTAATGCATTGAAGTCGTTCAGGAACTGCTTTTCCTTGGCCTTTGCCTCCTTTTTTAGCTTAAACCGGTCCTCTTCCGTGGCTCCCTCCATGGCTTCATAATCCAGGAAGTAATCATGTGGCATCACAACGTGCCACCTGGGTAAGCTACCATTGCGCAGGTTTGCTTCGTGAAAAAGCGGAATGATATTGCTGAGGGTAATCCAGTGCCGGCCACCCCAATAGGCCGGAATTGGGTAATATCCATCATTAAACAGCCCATCTATAAGCGGGACCACAAAGCGCTTCTGTTTAGTCCCTTCTTTATATACAGGCAAATCCCGGATTATCCGGTCTTCAGGCTTGATGTTATTGGCTTTCTGCCAAGCGTTCCCCCAATACCAGGTTTCAATTTCTCCTTCTACCTTTTTGCCAGCACGGCAGTATTTCACTTCAAGGCTCTTAACAGATGCTATTAGACCAGATTCACCCTTTTCACGGATAAATTCAGGCATGGCCATGGCGTGCTTTACCAGTTCTCCCACCAGTTCCATGCTGGTTTTCCTGAATTTCCTGAAAAATGCCTTCTGCTCCGGTTGCATTGGAACTTCATCCACAATGCGCTTCATCATGCCGGATCCAGTGTCTTCAAATCTTTCCTTATACGCATACCAGCCCTGTCCGCAAAGAATATTCCGCTTGCGCTCAATGAGCGCCGGGACAATGTTGTTCCCCAATATCAACTCTTCCCTGTATTGGGGCAAATCGTTGCTTTTGCCCCAATACATCACATCTACCTGCTTTTGCTGGTTGGGGATCGTGACCGAGTTTACCCGGCCTACATCTATTGAGGTGGAGTTAGGAACTGCCTCAAACTGGATAATGGCGCCACCGCCCTGGCTTACATAGTACGTGTTTGGCCCGAGGCGCTGTGGGCCCTTAGTGATAGACTTTTCTGCCATTGTAGGAAATAATGTGGCTGATGAATGGTGTGATCAAATGCCTCGTACCCCATTCAGTGAGCGGGATGGTGTTGCTCTCCAGGTGAGTGGTGCGCTCCTTACGCTTTTTCTCGCCCGCGGTTTTTGCCTCTCTATCGCGGGGGTTGGGAGCGCCATACAGGCACAGCTTTTCACTCAGCTGTCCTTCATCCTTACCGGTGCCCTTGACAAATACAATCCGGAACGGACGTTCTCCGCTCTCGGCCATACTGGCAAGCATCTCACTTTTACTGATGGGTTGCGTCATGCAGCAAAGGTGAAAGGCTTAATTAACAGGCTGTAGGACATCAAAAAAAGAGGGCCAACTGTTGTGCATTCAGACAACAGTTGGCCCTAAAAAAAACAGCGCACCCGGTTACCTACGCGGCTTCCTTACGCGCCTGCTCATATTCATAATCTCCCCTTCCATACTCCACATCTGCCAGTATCTCACCCATATTGAGCAGCTGTAGCACCGCCCCCACTTCCTCCGGATCCTCCAGCGGGTCCACGCGGTTGAGCGCCATGCGCAAGGTTATAAATATGGATTTGATGGTGAAGGCACAATCCTCGTGAGATGTGATAAAATTCCATTGTTGTACCGCATTCCGGTACGTTGCAGAAGCTGTGGATTCGTTAGTTAGCATCTTATTTTAATCAAGAAGAAAGTCGATGTAGATCGACCAAGATTGAGTTAGCGGGACAAAGATAGGGGCTTTGTCATAAATGTCAAATAAAAAAATCCGGCTGCGAAATTCATCGCAACCGGACTATATAAATCCAAATTAATGCCGCGTTAGTTGAATACAATGGATAGCTGGCCACTTTTCAAGTCTCTGTCCAGCTGCGTAAGCTCCTTCCTCGTTTCGCCTTTACGTTTCTTCAGCTCCTGAATCTTCTTGTATTCCTCTGTTTCCTCCAGCGCCTTTTCCAATTCAGCTATTTGGGTGGCAATGGTATCCTGCTCGGTAAGGATGGTCATGCGGGCGGTTAATGCACCGTGGAAGTGGTTGAATAAAACATCATAGCACTTGAGCTTAAATTCACGCAGTTCCGTGCTTTCTGACTTTACAGTAAATAGCCATCCGTAGATGTATTTTTCAGGCAAACAAAGCATTTTGCGAAGCTTATTGTCTGCGGCAACCCCTGTGTACTCACACAGGTGTTGGGACAATATTTCATCGGTTTTTACCACTCGTAAATGCCACTCTGCATCAACTTTTAATGCTTCAAGAACAGGCCTTAATGCTATATACCAAGTGCCGTCTTGATGTAATATGGCAATACGTTTGCCATTAAATTCAAGGAACCTTTCAATGTTTTTCATGCGTGTTAATTTGGATTGTGAAACAATGCACGAAAATATCACATTTTGTTTCAAACATCAAAATAAAATGTTTGCCTAAAACCCTGCCTCACCTCTCACCTCATTCAGTGTACTGCCGGCCTCTTCAATATCGGTGTATACAATGCGGCTCCGCACCTCGGTAGGGAATGCAGCCACCACAGCTTCAAACCGATCTACCGCAGCCATAAACCTGGACAAATCCTGCACCGGTTGGCGAAGCTCTGGCGCCGCTGCAAACAGATCAGCCCGAGGCGTGGTGTTCAGCCCACCACCGGCAAACTTCCTCAAGCCGCCACGGGCAAAAAATGGCACACCATTGCCACCGTAGGAGTTTACATCGCTCAGAAAGCGTAGCAGCGGCGTGTTCTTTTTGTTTATTACTGCCCAGGCTTCATCTTTTTCCACTTCTACCTGAGTTCCATCACTGAAATACCCCTTGGTGCCGCCCTGGCTGTGTGGCTTGCCGCCAAACAAGCCAAACTTGGCCATACCACGCTGCGCAAAATCCATCATAGTACCACGGGCAAATTTGGTGTTATTGATCTTAGAAGCTGCCAAAACAGAACGACCAAGGGCAATTCCTGCCATAATACCACCAACTACAGCTCCAGTAGGTAATCCAAATGTTTGAACTGCTTTTAAATAGGCAGTTTGACTCTCCAAAATACCAGAAGTAATAACTTCCGCCGCCTGAAAAGCCTTAATTGCGTTTGCGTTTTTCTTCCTAGCTCGCTCATCTTGACTCAATAGTTCTGCAGCCAGACCAAATATCTCTTTCGATGCATTTATTGCATACAAAGCAATTTGCCTTTTTTTATCGTCTTCATCCTGAGCATTTTGAATTCGCTTCTGAGAAATCTCCTCTTCGACATCCAGCCTTTTTTGCTCCTTTCTTCTTGCCTCTTCAGCGTATTCAGGCCCGGCCTCCTTTAGTATCCTGATTTCTTCAGCTAAGGCATTCTTTTTCAGCTCAAGCAACTGCAGCTCATATTCCTGCTGTGTAATCATCAGGAGTTTATACCGATTTACCAGGCCTTGCTGAAGTAGCTCTGTGGCTTGCTGTTGCAAGGCAAGATCCTGTCCAGGTCCACCCTGATTTTGCGAGCTCACACCGGTAGCCGGTGCGGCACCAATGCTGTCAATGGTTATTTTACCGGTGGCCTTTCCGGCTTCAATAATAGCCAGATCATTGGCCAACTTCAGCGCCTCAATGGATTGATCCCGCTTGAATACCCGGTATATGTCAAGTCGTTTACGCAGGCCCTCTTCCGTTATGGCCACCAGCTGATCATTGTACTGCTGCTCGTTTACCAGGCCTTTTATCCGCTCATTCTCCAACAGCAGCTCCCGGCGCTGTATGGCCACCTCCACCGCCTTCAGCTCAGCAGCCAAGCGCTCTTCGAGGCGTTTTCTTGCCGCCTCCAGGTCTACATCGCCACCGCCGCCACCGCCACCACCTGGAGCTGTAGGTGCTCCAGGTGCGCTTGCAGATTCAGAGGCAGCCAGTACCGCGTCTCTGGCCTCCACATAGGCCTGTCCAATAGACTTACCGGCCTTAGCTGCAGCGGCACGTTCTGTTTCAATATCAGCAATTTCACGGGCCAGTCTGGCCTTTGCATCCTTGGAAAAGGTGAGCGCAGATTGAATATTTTTCACAAACACCTGAGCGCTCAGGTACATATCCTTGAAGTCGCCCACCACATTTTCAAGCGCCTGCCGGGTAGCAGCCTGAAAACCTGCCCATGCTGCCGGCAGGTTAGAAATAGCATCAAATACAAACCGGAGCGGTGTAATAATGAACTGCTCAAACAATTCCCCTACTACAGGGATTTGCCTTACGCCCTCAATAAAAGCAGATACAGCTTCTACCTGCTTCAGCCAAATGTTGTAAGCGCCCTCCAATCCCTTTACAACGATGCTGATTACTCCAGCCACAAATCTCAGCACTTCAGCCACAGCATTCACGGCAGTAGCATATTCGCCAGTTACGCTCTTACCACTGCTGATCCGCTCCGTTAGCTGCTCAAAGAAAGTAACAGCCCCTTTCAGGAATGGGGCCAGTTTCTGGAAGCCATTGGCGATTAATCCTCCCACACTTTCCTGAATTTCGCCCAGCCGGTTCTGAAGCAGCTGATACGGTCCAAGGCCAGCCTCCGCAGCTGCACGGGCGCTACCGCCAACCTGGCTTTCCAACTCCTTCAAAATGAGTTTTTGTGCATCAGCTACCCGGCCTGTTTCTACCAGGCTTTGAATCATCTTCTGCTGATCCTCCGAGAAGCTTACACCTACCCTCCGGAGTGCAGTTACACCTTGTATCGGATTGTCAAGCGCTTTACCGAGCTGTATGGCACTTGCATTTAGGTCTTGCCCAAATGCTGTACTAAGATCCTGAGCCAGGGGAATAGCCTGGTCAAAGATTTCAGTCTTGACATTCTTAAAAGTCAGCAAAAGCGCCTGCGCACCCTTGGTAGTGTCATCTCCAAACAGCGTAATTTTGGCTAAGTCCTCAGCCTGTGTTTGAAGTTCTTCCAGGCTCCGGCCTGCTGCACCTCCGGTGCTTTTAATCGCTGCCTGCAGCTGCGCATCAGCTTTCAGGCCGGCGTCAAACTCGGCCAATGCCGTTCGACCATAATTTATCACAGCGCTGGCTACGGCCTGTATGGAGTCTACCAATCCAATACCTCCGGCCACGCCCAACACCTGCTGCAGCAAGCCGCCACCACTGCCTTCAGGCGCTAGATCCTTGAGGCCTTTAGATGCCTGGTTTATATCTCGTATCCTGGCATTTACATTGGCAAGCTCGTTTTGCAGCAATTTGAATTCTGGAGCGCTCTGAGGTATCAGCCTGATGGCGGCTGCCAATTGTTTGGATCGCTCAATCAGTTGTGCAGGTGCTACATTATTCAAGTTTAATGCTGCCACTTTACGGCCTTCATCAGCCACCTTACCCAGATTGGTAGCTATGTTCTTTTCCTCAGCAGCAATTTTGGCCAATATGGTTACCCGCTTGGCTTCATCATCGCCCGCTTTTTTAAGGTCCCGGTTGTACTCCTGGATCTTAGCGCGGCTCTTGTCAATGGAGTCATTTAGCTCCTTTGTTTGAGTTATGGTTCTGGCCAGAGCTCTGCTCTCATCAGTGATGAACTGAATGTCCAGTTGTACCTCGTCGCGTCTAACTGCCATTTTGTTTGAATGCTTGTTTAATTTCCTGTAGCACAAAATCGGGCAGGTTTGCCGCAACCCGGTTATACAGCTCAGTGATAGATGCTGATTTTGGTTTATTATACCACTGCCGTCTACGTTTCACCCGGTTATTCCTGCTGATGGCAATCGCCCAGGCCAGCTGATTCAGCACATTTGGCGGAGCAGTTTTGAGCCTTTTGCGTTGTATCAGCCGGTTGGTGAATCGTTGCCTGAGGCCCTTGTCTTCTATCCACTCCTCAAGGGCTTTAATGTATTCTGCACCGCCTCCAGGGGCTTTGAGATTCTTCATCTCAATGTATCGGCCGTATTCCTTGAATGCAATTTCTATCCGCGTTTTCGCGGCGCCTTCAAGGGTACTGGTTACCTCTTCCTGGAGCGAGTTAATCAGTTCATCAGTTACGGTTATGCCTTTGGATTGAAGCCAGGATTTACGGTACGCAATAAACTCCTTGGCCCAGGCAAGACCCTGTACCTCCAAGTATTGCGTCAGCGCTTGTATGGCATCGTTGCTCAGGGCCATTTATGCACATTCGTCTGTGTATAACTGTATGGTAATGCTGAACCACCAGCCCAGGCAATTGTCGCCGCTCCAGCGCCGTATGGCATCGCCGGTTTTGTCGCCCTGGATGATGTCAAACTTATCGGCATCAGCATCCTGCCAGAGCCTTCGTATCAGGCGCTCGCACAGCCTGGCCATGTCGCTCAGGCGCTGGTTTTCCTCCTTATTGGTCTTGGTTGGCCCATTGGTCATGACATACATCCGGAAGGTGTATTGTGTAGCCATATTCTCGTCTTCGTTCACAAACCGGATTTCCGGCGTATCTACCCTCAAGTGAGGGTATTTGATCCGGCTGGACTGCTGATCCAGCAGCTCCTCATCAGCGCCTACGGTTACGCCATTAAGGCCTGTCACCGTAGCGGTGAGGCCTTCAAAGTATGTTACCAGTTCCGCGTAAGTCTTGAAAAACATAAGCAGTTAATCGTTGTCCTCATCCTGAGGGGTTTGTGTTTTAGGCTCTGGCGCCTGGTTGGCATCAGCCCTGCGCTTCACCAGGTAAATACAGATGTCGTGTATGGACTCCTGGTACACCTGGGTTTTAGTTCCGTAGGCACCGGTATCGGCTATATCTATAAAAATGCCCCACCAGCCAAAGTTTGGGCCACCGGTTGGCTTTTGTTCTGGCTTTTCGTTATCCTCGTCTTCATCGTCTACAGCATCAAATATCCAGGGACCATACACACGGTTAATGTGGAGCTTTAGGCCCACAAACCAATTGAACGCCTGAATGTGGTACTCTGCAGGCGCATCCTCCAGTTCTCTGGCCCACTGCTCCACCTGCATTTTGTTGTGGAGTGGCTTACGAAAGTCTCCGCGCTCCAGAGCGGCATCCTCATCCTCATCCTTTTCACGCCACATGCAGGCACTTATACAGGCCAGCGCTGAGGTATCGCCTTCAACGTATGCCTTGTAATAGTCGTCGGCCAGGGCAAACTCTACACCGGATACGTTTGGCCCC